TCCAGTAAAGCCAGCTTCCCCTGCACTTGGCGCAGTTCCGACTCCGATTGTGCCATTACCACTCCCCGAACCATCAGTTCCCTCAACTCCCCCAGATACTCCACCAGCAGGGGCCATTCCTTGCTGTTGACCACCGGGGCCAGCTTCGCTGCTTGCTGCTTGTTGAGCATTTTGCATCATTCCTTGTAACATCTGAGCGTAAATTTGGGCTTCGTTCTGGTCGTTGACTAGGCTATCTGGATCAATGTCCTGTGAGATTGCCAATTCTTTCATTAAGTTTGGTATTTTAATAAACGGTGCCAGCATTGGGTTGGCAACAGTTTGAAGAAGGGCTGTGAGGCGTTGACTGCGTACTTCTTTTTGCATAACAGCCGCTACACCGCGTGGCTTGATTTCCAAGTCCCCTTCAATATCCTCAACCTTGTCGTTGAATTGCATGTTCCACTGAAAGTATGCTTCACCGATAGGCTTCAAGAGGTAATCGTCGATGTTTTTAATTACGGTCTTCATTGATAGACCTGCAGAACCCATCAACATAGATAGTCCTGCTGCTGTACGTCCAGTTCCGGTCACACCAGTCTGTCCGTGCATAATCGACGGGATACCCGTTTCTTCGTCTGCAAGCTGTCGGCTGATCTGATACATTTGAATGTTTTCAGGTGCCGTATTCGGGAACTTCAAGCCGTTGATGGCTGTACCTGATACGCCCGACTGACGACGGAAGATTTTGCCGGGGAAAATATCCATGTTCTGTCCGGGAACCAAGCTTGCCTCATCCACGTCAAAGACTAGGTTACCAGCAAGGGCTAGGTTATCGATTGCCATCCGAACGTGACCATTCATCAGCATCTGAGCATCTTCCATGTTCTCAGCGACACCGACACCCCACAACTGGTAGGGATTGATTTCGAATGGGAACGACTGGAATGGGATACGGGCTGGTGTGAAAGGGTTCAATACACAGCGAAGAATCTTTGTGCCACATACCCACACATTAACCTGTACCTGATCAAACTCGTTTAGATCTTCTGCGCCTTCCATACCCGCTTCGTAGGCCATCTTAGCGTCTAGGGTGCCCCAGTATTCTAAGACTTCGAAACGATTTTCTTGATAGTACGGCTCAGTTTCATCTTCGCGAATTGTATCTTCGTAATATTTGTCCTCGTAGTTCGGCCCTTTTGCAAGAGTTTCTTCAATAGCAAGACCGTCGAAATGTGGACGCATGATCAAGCTGCGAAGTTGTTGACGATTCATCCGATGACGTTGAATTACGTATTCGCAATCGTCTAGAGATGTACCTGCCGGATCAGGAAAGAAATCCCATATAGAAACCGACTCGATACGGGGAACCACCTTCTCGTATGGCTCATATGTACGATTACCGTCTTCGTCTTTTACCCACTTGTGGATTCGCTTGTAAAAATTAAACGGTCCCTTAATAACGCCTGTACCCAACAAGGCAGATTCAAAGATTGCTTTACGGAATACGTTGATGGCGTTGGTATCAAGAAGCTGGTCGTGGATGCACTTCTCCATCCGCCGCGCCTGTTCTTTTGCAGGTTCAACTTGCGGCTCACCAACTTTGGCTTTTCCGGGGACTAGGGCTTCACCGAACTGTTCACCGTACGCACCCATATTAGGTGCTGTGGCTTCACGTGCTCCGGGTGGTAACTCCCGTCCGTCACCTTCGTACCCATACGGATCTTTTTGTTGTGCTTGATCCAACGGGGTCGCCATGTGAGCAAATTCTACGATACCTTCTGGCATCGGTGTAGACTCTACAACAAGCGGAAACTTCTTATTGGCAAATAAAATATCTACAATTTGTCCGTACGCAGCAAGAACTTTCGTTTTGGTAATCTTGATAAATACCTTCGAACGTTCAGTTTCACGATATTGAGTTGTAGAATCGTAAATGCCTCTGAAGTTTTTGTATGCCTGTAACCAACGCTGCTCGTAGGAATATCGTCCGTTTTCTGCGTCTTCAAAACGAGTACGAACGTAACCTGCTAGACCCGGCATCTCCCCTTCGGGATCAATTACGGGTACTGCAGCCTCGTCATCAGGTTGGAGATAATCGTCGGACATGTCGGTTCCTTAGTAGTCGCGTTCTTCTGCCATCTTCATTACTGAAGGATCAACAGCGGTTTTGGTCATCTTCTTAGGCATGTCTTCGGTGAGTACACCTTGCTTTGCCTTAGTGTCGAATTCCAAACCTTCGCGGTATAGCTTGTTTACGCCTTTTTGGTCGTCTACAGATTCTTTATCAGAGCCTGTGATGTAAGCTTCACCCATGTTGAGGTTCATGGTTCTCTCCTGTTAGTTAGGGTTGCATAGTCATAAAGCTGTCGCCTTCTCGCATCGCTGCTTCGGCTGTTGCTTCGCGGTTGCGTCTTGCCATTCTGTCGGCTTCACGCTGTCTAAAATTAGATTCTACCATTTCTTGGGTTAAAGGACGCATATTTGGGGTTGCTTCTGCTTCACCTAATTCTGTGGGTGTCATAATCATAGGCACGGCTGCAGCAGGGCCAGCAGCGGCTCCTAAAGCACGTGCTCCTACTTCTAAGCCTACATCTACAGCAGCTTGGGCAGGATCAGTCAAGAACGAATACGCACCTAAAGATGTCGCTGCCCCGATTGCTAACTTCCCACCGAAACGTTCCCACAGACCAAGCTTTTTTAGTTTATCCACATCTTCTTCAGGGATTGTTGAAAGAGGGTCGGTAGCAGATTCTGCTGTGACCTTGCTGCGAACTTCCTTCTTGATGGTTTGTTCCAACAGGCGACGCTCTTCCTTTGCACGGATAGCAGCTTCGTCAATCTCTGGCATCTGCGCTTCAAGACGTAAGCGTTCTGCTTCAGCTTGTGTGGCAGTCAATTTCAGTTCTTGACTACGTGCTTCACGCACATCGTCGATCAAATCTAGGTCAGCGTCTGTTAACTTACCTTGAACTTGTGTACCTACGATGTCTTGACCTTTAGGAATGACAGCTAGGCGGGGTGCCTCTACAGCTTCTAGTCCTGCTGCTGTGACGCCCATAGAGGCAGGTAGTTCGTTCAAGGTAGATAAACCTAGAACCTCACCGTACATGTTTTGCAGGGCACGAAGGGCTTGCTTTGCCGTTGTGCCTTCCTGCGTCATAACCTGAGATACATAGTGCTTAGAGGTGATACCCTTCAAGCCTTCGATTGTATCGTCGAAGTTATCGTGACCCAAGATGGTCGATGCTTCTGGTGCGTAACCTAATTCGTTTGCAATGATTGACGGGATAATCTTACGAATATCCTTGACACCTTCGATCTTTCGTCCCAAGATGCTTTCAAATGGTTTGAAGCGTTCGGCAATACCGCCGGGAGCCTTGACACCAGCAGTCATCTTGTTTACAAATGAACTACGTGCTTTCTTGGCTGCATTTGATGTAAGGTTTGTATCTGTGTCTTTGGGTAAAAATAAATATTCTCGCCCTTCTGCTTTTGCTTTTTCTGCAGCATCACGAAGTATCTCTAGGGAAACTTCTGGAAGGTCTAGGGCGTTACGGATTTTATTGCCACGTCTAAACTCTTCTGTAAACCGTCCTGATTCAAAGTCAATGTCCTCAAGTCGTATTGTTGCAACTTCGCCGGGACGTAGCGGTACGAGAGCGTTGAAAGCTACGGCTGCACGAGTATCCGCATCTTTGATTGCAGCGATACCTTCAGTCAAGGCGGGAAGAGACTGCTGTGCACCGGGGACTTGCTTAAAGACCTTTGTTTTACGGGCTTGCTTTGCCTTTTCCAAACCCATGCCACGAGCCTTACCTTCAGCCTTGAAGATATTAGGCGGTGGGGGAAGATCGTTTGCAGCAGACATCTTTTCGATGGCTGATTGTACTGTTGCAAGAGTAGTGAAGGTAGCTTCAGAACCGACTTCGTTTAAGCTTGTAAGAAACTTGCTGTCGCCTATTGTTGACCAAGCATCGTCTAGGGATTTACCCGCAGCTTCGATTGCCTTAGTAACAGCCCCCCGCTTACCTTCCGGTCCCATCTCAATGGCTTCACCGATGGTAAGGGTTTGATTCTTGATTTTGTCGGCTATGCTCATGCTAGGTGCGCTTTGTTGTTTCTTACGAATAGCATCGATAACAGATGCTTTTTCTGATTTGCTAGTTAAAGGCGTTCCAATAAAATCAAAATATGCAAATATCTGCTTATCAGTTAGTTTATCAGGTACAGCAACCTTACCTGCACCCCTCTTACCGCCAAACGCTTCGTAGAGACCTTCATCATCTTCTGTGATAAAGCCCGTATCCACCATACTTTGTAAATCTAGGACAGCACGTTCTATTACATCATTTAGGTCGTCTGCCATAGGTTAGTATCCGAATACTTCGTCTTGAACTTTATAGACGTGGTTTTTGATTGCGCCTAGTTGTTGGTGTATAGATGCGTAGCCACTCATGCGTGTCATTACCATATAACGCAATGCGTCGTATGCATGATCCTCTGCCTTCGTGTCTACGTCTTCGCTATTCGTCTTTGATAGAGGTATTCCCGCAAGCTGCTTAATGGTATGCTGGCAGGTAGAAAATACTCGTAAGCGTGGTTCTTCTGTGTACGGATCATTGCCTAATCTTCTGTGGATTTCCATCTTACCTTGAATACGGTTACGGTCAGATGGTGTCCAGCGTACACCGACTCGCATCATTGTTTCTGCTATGGATGGGCCGAAACCTGTTTTGTTCCAGCACGAAGCATCTAAGACGGTATAGTGTGGTAGGGGGTCTAATTGTTCTGCTTCTATTATTTTATCAGCTAATTCTTCTGCTGTCAAGTGTTTTGCGTACAACTCACGATAGACCCAAATATTATTATCCCAATCAATAGCACCCCAAAGAACTGCAGACGGGGACGAATAGCCATAGTCCGCTGCTCTAATGCGAGGCCAATTGGTAGGTAATTCGAAAGGTTCGACAACGTGTCTACTCCGTGAAAACTCTGGGAAGGCCGCTCCCTCTGCCACATCCCAATCCCCCTCTAGAAGTCTCTTCCGCTCAACTTCTGGGAGCGAACGCAACATGGCTTCGTATTGTCCGTCAGCCATGAGGTGGGGATTATCAGTCAGCCGTGCAGGAACAAACTTGCGGTAGAACAGCGGCTGACCTGCCTTCTCGTGACCATTGGGCCACACAAAGGGCTTCATCGTATCTATGTCGTACGCAGGAAAGGCTTGGTTTTCTGTGCGTGAGTCGATGTACATTTTCTTAACCCACCAGCCACCGACGCCGCCGGGGTTGGCTGTACAACGCATATATAGATTCTTTTGAAGTTCAGGATCTGTGGAACGTAATCTAGAACGCAGGTAGTCCCAGACGTAAGGAGTTGGGTATTGGGTTATTTCGTCGATACCTATCCAGTTGAAGGCTTGCCCTTGAAAACGGGTTACGTCCTTGTCTCTGTCTAGGTAGGTAAACCAAATCGTGGCACCTGATGGAAAGACCCACGTTGATTTTGATTCGCGGAACTTTGCTCCGGGAAATGCCTTAGTATATAGTTGGCGTGATTTATCTATCAGTTCGGTTAGTTCGTCGAGGGTGCGTCTTAGAAGAAGACCCCGGTGATTAGAATTGTGGCAGTAACGCAAAGGATCGGCAAGTAGTGCGAAGCTTTTGCCGCCGCCAGCCGCTCCCCCATACAATACGTCTTGTTCACCTGCTGAAAGAAACTCTTCTTGAGGGCCGGGGTTAGCTTGGAAAACAACTTCAGAATCACCAACAAGGTCGGAAACGGATGGGGGTAGAACGGAGAGATCTCCCTCATCGATGACGTTTGTTCCTTTTCCAGTGACTCCCTTTTCAACTCTTCCAATTGTTTCTTCCAGCTTTCGGGCATAACTTCTTTGTGCTTCCGCTTTCTTTGTAGCTTGTGTAGCTTTCTTCTTTGCAGCCCGTAAACGCTTTTGTGCCCCACGACGGGCACGTTCAGCGGTGGATAGCTGATAGGTTCGTTTCTTCTTTGGTGCGTCGGTTTCCGACAAGGTCACTTCTCCGCAGATTTTGCTGCAGGGCGTCCCTTAGAGTTTGGGTTGGCTTCGTTCCATTTTTTCATGCCAGCCTCAACCATTTCTTTGTCGTCACCGTAGACGCGAACGAGATGGTTGTACGCATCACGTCGGTTCATCGTTGTGTAATCTGTTACCGCGTCTTTTGCAGACTGGTATATGTTTCCGAAAAATTCCATAGGTTATGCCTTATAGTTTGCTTTACGTCCGCGACAGGCTTTGCCGCCATATTTCATCTTTACACGTCCACCGCGCTTGTAACCAGAAGGTGCTCTTTTGTTTATTCTACCTCTGCTGTATGATCTCCCCAAATCATCTGTGGTAACATTCTTATAATCTTCTACAGCGAGGTCCAACAAATACGCCTTTATGCCTTCGTCAGTGTAATCGAAACTGTCTGGTAGAGCCTCTTGTATGTTTTTTCTCATAGCGGCTCTGGCTTGTTTTTTTCTGGGCAGCTTATCAAAAGTAGGAACCAACTTACGTAGAGCGGGACCGTGCTTTTTAATAAGTTCCGCATAGTCTACTTCTTGTTTAACTCTCTTTGGTGACGGATTCATTTTAGCCATCGATCACGACTTCCTTCTTCGGTGGCAGCAGGACTACGCCGTGCACTGCCGTTACATTGTGGTTGATTTGTTCCTGCTTTGCTACGCCGACACGGTTGAGTAGTGATTCGGCAGCTTTGAGGCGCAGGTCGTCACCTCTTTCCGGGGCGGGGTTGTCGATTGTATCGACTAATCGGTTTGCGGCTTTTAGTGCGTTGGTTGCCAAAACCGACTTGGTGCGTTCGATGATCTCATCTGCAAGTGTGGACTTCAACCAAGCGGCTGATCCACGAGAATACCCTGCATCGATGGCAGCAGCAGTTACCTGACCACCATTTTCAAACAGAAGTTCCAAGAACTGTTCCTGTTGCGGGGTCAATTCCTTCTTTTTGTGTGTCTGGGGGAGTAGATTCATCGTTGTTTTCCGAAACCGACTTACAGCGACTACGTATTACAACTTCGAATACCTGTCGCTCGTAAATGTACGTTGCCATTTCATCGTTTCGCAACATACACTCTTTTTCTGTGGGGTATGGACCTTCTGTGTCACGTATTTCACGGCACAAATCTGGCCCGACGGCTAGGCAGACAAGAATCCAAGATTCAAACATGTCTGATTTCCTTTTTTATGTTGTGGGAAGGTTAATTTGTAGCCTCAAACCCCTAATGTCAAGCATATTGTGTTGGTTTTTGCCGGGATGTGCTAAGTAAACCTCTGCCCACATCACAAGTATACCGTCTATAACTATGTAAGTCAACAAGAATATACCCATAGATTATCTTTTTTACTAAAAAAAATAAATTTGCCTACGAATTTTGTTGACAAATCGGAAAATTACCTATACAATGAGGTTAAGACCCTCAGGGAAATAACCCATTACCCCCGGCTTCCCCTACACGTCGGTTTCATACCCCTTCGGGATACCCCGTTGGGGTCTTTTTTTGCCTAAACTTCGCCGGGGTAACCTGCCGGGGCACCCCTACACGTCGGTTTCATAGCCATATCGGTAACCCTCAAAATACAAAATTGCTGTCGGGATTGCATAGCATATGTAGGGGGGGTGGGGTGTCCCTTGCGCCCCCGTCAAGCCACATTTTTATTTTTCCCCATCGGTGATGCCGTGGCTCACCCATAAACCGACACCCTACAATAAACCGACGGATTGATCCCCGCCGAATATATCCCGCGCACACGCGCAACCCGCGTAATGCCATTTGCCATATTGGTAAATCTACAGAGGTTTGGCGGATGTAAGGATAACATAGAAAACCCGTGCCAGTTCCCGCCGGATTTATCCCGCAATATCAAACCCAAGCCGAATATTTCAGGCGATAGCCAAAAAAGAACCCCGCCGGACTAGCCAAACGGGGTTAAGTGGGAGGAAATGCGTCGGTTTCGTTACTGCCGAAAGTCTTCTTTTGCAAGATCCCACAGTGCCGCAAATAGGCACCAACAAGCAATCAAAACCCATGCCAGCAACA